TGCATTAGCTTCATCTGGCCTTCGATTAGCTGTGTTAGCTTCTCTAGGATTGGGTCTGTAGCCGAGGTGTTTGGGTCGGGTGCCTTAGATACCTTCTCGTTCTTGACTGTCTTGGTTCCATCAGGCTTGGAGGTTTCGCTAGACGATTCCTTAGTCTCGTTCTTTGAGGTATCTCGTACCTTCATAAGAGCGTCCATCTGTTGCTGGAATCCAGCCATCTGAGCTTCGACCATAGACTTTTGCGCGGCAGCTATGTTCTTCATAGCTTCGCTTTCAGCCCGTAGTTTCTCTGTCTCTGCCTTAACCATCTGTAGGGCTGCTGTAGCAGTTTGCATGTAGCCTTCGCCCACATCTCGCTTAGCTTCCGCTTTGAACATCTCATCTTGCTGTTCTAGCTTACGAGTCTCTAGGTCTCTCTCATCTAGCCACTTTTCCTTTTCCCACTCCAGCTTGGCTTGGTCCACCATGATCTTGGGGTCTGGTGGAGGAGGCTGAGGATTCATAGCGTTCTGTATCATTTGGTCACAGAACTTAATCATTTCCTCACGATTATCTATTGAGCTATGGCTGTAGATGCCACGAATAAGCATCCAGTAAGCAGGACTCTCTGGAGGAACGGTGCTAAGTAAAGATACTAGTTGGCCCTGCTCAAACTCACGGGCCATAATGCCCATTGTAGCCTTGACATTGAACTTGTAGTCTCGTAGAGGAAATAGTTCAGGATTGAACTGGATGTACCGCCATAGAGCCTTTTCTACTAGTGGACGTAGAAACTGGCGTTCGATGTTGGCTAGAGTACGACGGCTACGCTTAATCATTGAGCCTACTACCATACTCATCGAGGTAGCGGCCATACGATTAGCGTCGGACATGGCTGCTGGTAGCTCGTAGCCACCTGTACCACGCTGAATCATCTCCCGTAGTTCTTGGGTTTGCTGGAAAGTGTGGGGGTCGGGAGGATTGAATTTAAGAGGTAGGAGGGCTTCTGCTGGATTGCCCTGAGTGAGGATGTTCCGTCCGGGCCGTACAGCGAAGGTCTCGCCCCTTGGAATCTTAGTTGCGTCGATGCCCATCATAGGCTGTGTGGAAAGGGCTAGCGCATCAATTCGAGCACGAATCTCTGCGTCTAGTGCTTTTTGTGGGTTGTAACCTTTTTCGGCTACTCCGCGACCCCAGAAACGGTCAGGGACCGTATCGTGCTGATAGGCTACGATAGAGCGGTCTCCCATTAGGAATGGGTTGGCTACGGCTCGGGCTACAAACTCATCGTTGATGATGGTTACGATAGCTTCAACTAGCTCTTCGCTAGCCAGCTCACCACCACCCTCCAAAGGAGGCTTAACGGTGGTGTCAAGAGTCTCTATAGCCTGCGCAACTTTGTCGAACAGTGTTTCTTTTACTGTTAGTAAAGATTTAGGTACTAGACCGTGATACTCAACTATCTTGACTGCTTCGGTCTCTTGGTCTTGTAGTTCTGCTTCACCAAGGCTATCAATACGCTCAACCATCCCGTTGTAGGGATTAACTGGTACGTTACGATAGATACCTTCACTAATCTTCTTGAGAACTGATGCCATAGGCACCTTAAGAATGTGGGCACAACCTAGAGCTTCATTTACGTTGCGTGCGTTCGGGTCGATAGCGAAGTTACGAGGGGCTATAGGGATGACACGAACTATGTACTTATCCTTGAAAGATACGCTGGGTAGTCCGCTGTTCTCTACAACTGGCTCCTTGACTTTATCCACCACAACTTTAGCAATGCCGGTACCATATAGAGCACCATTGAAGTAACTCTGACTAACAGCGTCAGGTACTCCGTTAGCCGCAAACTCTTCAAGTAGAAGGTTGAGAGCTTTGCCCACGTCAGCTTTGTCTTGGTCTTGGACGTCATCAGCTATATCCACCCAACGGTCGCGGATAAAGGTAGCGTCTTCTAGTTCCGCTACCATAGTCTCTACTGTCTGAGCTAGTTCGGGACAAATGATGCGTGAGCGTTCGCCTGCTCGATTCTTGTCTGCTTCTATCCAGATACCACGCCATAAGCGGTAGTATTCATCCCAACGCTCTTGGTAATTGGAGTCGCGCCAGTTCTCCCAAGCCTTAACCTTGGCGGTAATCCATGTAGCTAAGTCTGATGTATCAGTCATTAGTACCCACTTATATCATCCAACGGAATTCCGTAGGAGTCATCTATTATAATGTCCTCGTTGTATATCACCGTACCAACTTGGTCGATGTACGCTAGAGCGTCGAGAAGGTCATCGTGGGCAAGAGGGTTGGGGAAATCTGCCATCTGATCGGTGAGTTTTTCTAGGTATGGACCGTCGTTAAACTTTAATCGGCCGTGTTCTAGACGGCCTTGCAGAGCCCATTGGATACGGTCTATCTTCTTCTTGCCTCCGTGGGTGACTTCTGCTACGTTAGGAAACGTGTTGAGTCGTAGCATTTGGTCCTTGAGATAGGGCATTAGAGCGTTTTTGAGGGAACCTTTTTCGATTCCTACAACCTTAGGGCGGTAGATTTGGGCTGCCCGTAGAATGCGTATACTGGTCTCTCGTACATCCCATCGCCCGTGGTGAATATCTGCTACCCACCACCCGTAAGTGCCTACTTTAACGATTGCGATGGCTGTTTCGTCAAGATTGGAGGCTTTTGCAGCAAGATTCTTCAAATCTTCGGGTTCGTAGCCTGCTGGGTCAACGGTGATGTAAAAATCACCTTCAGGAGGCTCCGTACCAAGGATAATCAGCTCGGGGTTAAGAACTGCGCCACCAATGGTGGAGAAGGATGCCTCGAATTCTTGCTTGAATGAAGCCTTGGACATGCTCCGCTTAGCGGCTTTAATCTCTTTCGGGTTAAGAAAGGGATTATCAACGCTTTTGAACGTGTAGGCTAACCACTCATCACTGAATCGAGGTGTTGCAGCCTCCTGAAACAGCTTGTAGAAGTGGTTCTTTCCTGCCGGAGTCCCTATGAATAAGGCTCCTCCTTCTACGTCCGAGAGGGTTGGGCGAATAATTTGCTCCCAAACCTCCGGTTTCATAGATGCGTACTCGTCCATGACTACGTAGCTGAGGCCGACTCCGCGTAGCGTGTCCGGCCTATCGGAGCCTTTTAGGTGTATTTCTCGTCCGTTGATAAGACGGATAACACCTGTGTTCTCTAGAGTGCTTTCTATGACGTCTTTGCCTAGTTCTTTAATCAGTTTCCAGAGAATATCTTTGGCCTGATTGAAGGTAGGAGCTACGTAGTAGACTACACGGTCCTTGCCTAACTTGTATCCGCGCTCGTTTACTTCCTTGAGCCCTTCTACAAGAAGGGTTACAGCAGATAGGTAGGTCTTACCGCCTCGTCTACCTGCTGAAACTATTTTAAACCGCTTAGGGGAGGTAAAAACATCCAGTTGGGCTGGGTGCAATTTAAAGGAAAGGTCAATCGGCATACTGTTTGACGTATTCTAGGACTTTCTCTAACTCTTCCTGAGTAGCATTACTTTTAATTGTATTTGCTCTGTGCGATATAACTCGCACGTTGCCTTTTACATAGCCTTTGTTATTGTCAATTCTGTCTAAAGAAGGAGAGTTGGGACTATTCATACCGCCTTGCTTGAGTTCTATCCCCAGAACGGGGCAAAACTCTGGAATCTCTAAGTCAGATTCTTCAATATCGAAGTCGAGGTCATACTTTTTAGCTCTATACTTAGCAGCAGCATGCAGTCTCTTAGCTGGATTCCGTCTCCAATACTGCAAGGCAACTTTGTTGTTGTGCTCTTTGTTCTTGCTGCGCCCTGTGTTTTTACCCCGCAGCAAGAAATCCCCTAAAGTACCAGCCTTCAAATGCTGGTGATAGAGTCTGTTATACTCTTTTCCAGAACGCTTGAAATTTAGCTTTACCTCCGCCATAAATTACTCTGGTGAGCCAGCTAACTCCTCTACACGAGCCTTTTCCGCTGCGCTGAGCTTGTCCCACACGCAGACGTTCGGCTTCACCGGCTTGTCCTCAACTGGCTCGTACGACGTGACGGGCGCGGGCGCATAGGCCACGGCAGAAAAACTCGCGATGTACTTGAGTGAATCCTCGACGCAGCGTCGCATCCATGCGCCGTCGGTGTCAATATTTTTGATGTGACTCCGAATAGCCTTAGCCGTCACCTTTGCGGCCTTATCGGGGGTGTTGGTCTTAGGACCAGTTGTATAGCGAATGTACCACATATTAAGATTCCTTTACTGCTAGTAAAATTTACTTGGAGCCGTTGGATGTTGGCTTGGAGTTGTTACCGCTCTGTAGGCCGTTTACCTTAGCTGCTTTGTGTAGACGTGGGGTTGAACCATCAACAGCCATAGCAATAGGAGTGTTATGGCCGTCAGCACACTGCTTTTCTTTACCCATAGTGGGTTTTTCTTTACTCATAGTGGGTTAAATCCTTCTCGGTTGCTTCTGCGATTTCCCCTAGTTCTTTACAAAGCTCCTTAAGCTTTGCTGTTTTTTCTAAGCTTTCACAGTTTGGTTGATTGGTACGTTTATCCCATTCCTTAGCCTTTTTCAGAAGTTCTCGAAACTCATCGAGTTCTTCCTGTGAACAAGGTATTTTGTGAATAACAAATCCGGGAGTAACAGTAGGCCCAATTTTAGGCCAGTTATTTATCTGATTGTCGATGATTGCACTAACAACACACATACAAACTCCTTTAGTCGTCTATTTCCTCAAACTCAGCATCTTCTATGGCTGGTTTGGGGGTTTCGATTGTGACTCTTTGTCTGTTTCCTTCTGCCCCTTCTATCACGATGTTGATGGTTGGAGGCCCCTTAGCACCGTTTTCTTCCCCGTCACTCATCTTACGAACTGGAATAATACGCTCCATAATGAGTTTGGCGGCAGTAAGGTCTCCTTCCTCAGCTTTTTTACAAACCACGGCGATAATTTTTGGCAACTCATCAAGAATCTTGTACTCAGTCTTGGTCAGTACAGCTTCCCTCAATAGGGTGAGCTTGTTCTTGGAGCCCTTAATCCGCCCCTTCGGAGGTGGCGGTTGCGGTTTGTACGGCTGAATAACGGATGTGGTCTCTATTTCACTCATCTACTTAGTTCCCCATTTGCTTAATATTATATACTATTTAGACCTCGTTGTCAAGAAAAATTTACTAATTCCCTGTCCGTAGGGCAGGGCTGGTGCTCTACAGGCACCAGTAATACAAAATTAGTCTCCCCAGCCATATAAATTGGCTGGGAAACTGCAACACACCCCCTCAAGGGGTAAGAACTGAACACCCCTAAGGGTGTGAAGGCTGAAACATAGCTAGGACGCATCTGGAAGATGCTATGACGTCGACCTCGGGGAGACGTCGATATAAGTCAAGAAGAATTTATAGAAATATTAGTTCCCCTAAAGGGAACTAAATTAAAATACTATAGTCTAATATAGCTATAGCTATAGTATATATTATAGAGCTATCTATCTCTTTAGGAGATAGATAGCTAAGAATATATATTAATATTTATAGCTAGTATAGCAGAAATTTTTATTTTGTCAAGAGGCATCTTCGATGCATTCGCAATTATAAAATAATTGCTCAGAAGCATTTTATGTCGCATCTGGAAGATGCTATGTCGAATAAGAATTTTACTGTAGTATAAAATATCCAATAGTTTTTCCCCCGTTGTATGGGGGATTGTAACTTTACCATTCCACAATCCCTCATGGGGACCACCCCCTATCCGCACACCACACATCGCAGCGCAGCAGGTGAATGCGAATGCTTCTCACTCTCACTCTCAGTTAGCCTAGCTCAGTGTGGTACTCACCCCATAGTTGACATAATGCAGATTATGGGATGTACCATATACACCACAGGTGTTGCTAGCATACCACTACCTCATAGATTGTTGGGTATTGTCGGTATCTTCGGCTATCTACCGACATCCTTCCGGTAACTTCGGGGAATAGGTAGGGATAATGTAAATGAGAATGACTACCACTTACCCTACTACCCGCACAATCACTACACAAAGTGTCAATTTTTTGACGCATCTCTGCTACAATTCGATAACAATGGGAAGCATAGCTTCCTACCTTCTCTGCTTGACAATCCATATTCTTTGTGCTAGCTCCTAATTACTGTACCAATCAGTACAGTATTGCTGTATATAGATAATGAGTCATCCAGCGCAGGCATGAAGCATGCGCCCGAGACTCGCATCCGAATTCGCCGTTTAAGGCCCCTCTGATGGCCTAGGAGACGACTTCTACCCTTACCCTAGGTCACCCTACCAGCCCCTAGGCTGAATGACCTAGAATCGAATTGTACTCGCGGTGCTTTGCCGTGTCCGTTGGACTGCCGTAAATTGTCATATCCTGACGTCACAATGTGACGTAGAGCGTCACCCTAGCACACAGTGTGCCAATTTGGTTAGATTGGTCCAATCCAGCTAACCTATTGATTCCAATACTGTTAGTATAATTCTGGCAAACTTGGCACGTAGTCTGCATACCTTTTGACTGCCGGGTGTCCGGCTCAGTAGGGGAGGCGAAGGAAGGCAAGCGGTCCTAGGACCATCAAGACAAAGCCGTGAGGCGATGCGCTAGCCAACTTAGTACCCAAACCCTGTAGACAGACACTCGACACTGAACTATCATCTAACTACGCAACGCTCAGGAGACAGCACAACATACGCAGACCAGCCTACGGCCCTAGCTAATGCGGGCCTTGGTAAAAGCAGGTCGGACAATTCTAGTGACGTGTCACGAGCGATAGCAGACGGACAGCCTAGATAAACCTGAGCACGAGTAGACCGTGCGCTACCGCTGGCAGAGGCGGTCGCTAGGGAATCGCAGGGAGCGGTCCTAGCTAGAGTCCGGGGAGCTAACCCTAGACGTCCGGCAAGGGGATTAAACCTTGCGTTTAGTGCGTATTCTACAGTTTAGTAGGGTATTATCCGTAGGCCATCTGGTCAGCACTGCGAAAAGCGGTGATGAGATAAACGGCGAAAGACTGGTACAGCACTAAAGGCGCCTAGCTGGAGGCGCTATACAATAACCATGCTATAATAGGTATTAGAATAACCCGCTAGGCTATTTAAGATAGCCTAGCGGTATAGCTATAGATAATACTATTAGTATAGTCCTGTATTCAGGACCGGATGCTACGCCATCCGTACTAGTAGTATTATATATAGGGCAATTATTAACCGGAGGTTAATACCGTGACTAAAAAAGATTATGCAGCCATTGCTGCGGCAATAAATAACGGAACAATCGTGTTCCCAGACGCAGCTAATCAGGCCAACGCCGACAGGCATGAGGCATTTATGGCGGGAGCTAACGATCAGGTTAAACAGTTAGCTCGCCACATTGCTGGCGTAATGCAGGCAGACAATCCACGCTTTGACCGGGAGCGATTCTTTAAAGCGTGTGGTATCGAATAGATGCCTGTGCGGAATTGAATAGGTCGAAACCTAGCGCCCTTCGGGGCGCGACGGTCGCTAGCTAGTGGCTAGCCTGATGAGACCAAACCCCAATCTAAGCGAGGTTTACATGGGAATCACGATTAACAGCTCAGCGGTCACGCTGGGCGAACTCCTGACCGATGGTACGGATACGCCTATTCCGGAAGCATCTATTAGCATGACCGCCGCAGAATCAGCCGCCGTGCTTATCGAAGACTTTGGTGGCATCGAAGCCGTGCGCTCTGACACCTACGGCCGATTGCACACTGTCGTTAGCGGAGCGGGCTCGCTCGAAAATGCGGTCCAGCTTTTGGACGATGCTGAGATTATTTTTATCAATAATA